AATATGAGAAGGTAATGCTTGACATTTCGGCACTCTACCTTTATAATGGTTGTATAAATTAAAATTTATGGAGAATTACATGAAGAAAATCAGACTTAAACCTTATCAAAAGCTTCTTGTTCTATTTGAACAAAAAGCAAGTCAAAGAACAGCGACGCCATTTGAAAAAGTTGTGCTAACTGTTGAAGAGATAGAAGCAACTCTTGGTAACGAAATTCATATGTATAGATTATCAACATACATTTGGCACATTAAAACTATGGTCGGCGGTATTGTGTCCAGCGTTCGTGGTGATACGCCAGAAACTAAACGTAAAGTTGTTGCATATCGCATACACAATTGGGATAATAACAATGGTGTACGAGAGACTCTTGTTAGACAAGGTCTAATGCTTCGTGGTACAGGTAACTCCAACTGGAAATTTGTTGACAATATTGTTGACAACCCTAAGAAGTTTAGACCAAAGGTGTCTAACAATGTAAAGACTCTCAATGATTTAAAAGCTCAACCTGTTGAGAGTAAAACCGAAGATAAAACTACCGAGGTTGCCTAATGAAAAAAACTCTATTAGCACTTTCTCTTTTTGCTACAACAGCATTTGCAGAACCAACTGTTGGTGTGGGTGAATACAATTTTGGTCCTAACACACCAGAAAGTTTAGCTTGCTCGATAGCAGAAGAGAAAGCTAAAGAGGCCGCCATCTTGAACAAAGTTGGTGAGGTGATTGAACTTATGGAATATCAAACTTGTAATTCTACAAATTGTGACCATAAACGAGATTTTTTGAACAATATAACTGGTGTAATAAGAAGTATTATTGATTCAAAGATAGACACTATTATGCGAGAGGGTATGAGAACCTGTATCGTTACTATTAAAGCAGATGTTCACCCTGTAAAAAATGATATATCTTTTTATATACATAATGACGATTTTAAATTCAAACATGACGAAGAGATTATCTTTACAGGTGTATCAAGCCACGTGGGTAAAGTAATATTATTCAACCAAGAACATGGTAAATATATGAAAGTTTACGAAACGGTTGTTGAACATCCAGGTTATGAATTTCAAATACCAGATGATAACCACAGAATCATGGCAAAGTTACCTGATCACAAACAAATTTCACAAGAAAGATTATTATTTCTTTTCTTAGAGGTTGACATTTCGGTAAAAGAAGTGTATAATCATAAAGAGTTTCAAAAATTATTAGAAAGCGTGCCCGTTTTAAAAAGGCGGACAATTTATCAATTAACACAAATCGTGAGGTGATTATGAAAAATGTTTATTACACATTAGTTGGCATTACTGCTATGTTTTCAGTATTATTCCTAGTAACAGGATGTGGCACAATAGGTGGTGCCATAGATGGTGCGGGTGATGATTTAAACAGAGCTGGTAAATATATCGAAAAAATTGGTACTGGTACTGATAGGAGGTTTATTGATTATGAATAAAAATCTATTACTTATTCCTTTAGTCTTTGCAATCGCTAGCGGTTGCAGTAGCATGAAGTATGACACAGGCTTTGAGTTTAAGGCACCCGAATTTGGTGGTGGCGACCAAGGCGATGAGGTAAATTATCCAGATTGGTATAATAAACTTGAGGATGATGATAACGATAATTTGTATTCAGTAGCAACTGAATTTTCAAATGATTTCCAGTTTGCTGTTGACAAGGCTATGTTGTCAGCTAAACGAGAGTTAGCATCAAACTTTTCCTCTCATGTTGAGGCAATGATGAAAGATTTTACATCTGAACTTGGTGATGTAAATGTTTCAACAGCTAATGACATTAATAGAACAACAAAGTTACTTGTATCAAGAGTTAACCTTGTTGGTGTTCAGAGAACCGATTTCAAAGTTGTTCACGAAAAAGCAGGTTATCGTGCCTTTGTAAAATTAAAGTATTCGTCTAATTTGTCGAATAAGCTTATACTTGAGCAAATCAATAGAAATGCAAAACTCAAGAACAAGCTTGAAAGCACCGAAAAGTTCAAAGAACTTGAGGATTCCATTAACTTAATTGAACAAGGAGATACTATATGACGAAGGTCAAAACTGCCGCTTGGTTAATCGGCACTTTTATCGTTGTCTATTCAGCATTTTGCACAGCACTTGTGTCTTATGTTGGTATAGATCCTATCATATCAATCCATTTAGTGGAGTAAATTATGAACATATTTTATTTGAATCGTGACCCTATCGAGTGTGCTCTACAACATTGTGATAAGCACGTGGTAAAAATGATTATAGAATATGCTCAGTTGATGTCAACAGCTCACCGTGTATTAGATGGTGAGCTGTATTTTGACAAAGCAAAAAATGGTCGCAAATTAAGGAGATTTAGATTACCTGATGATAGAGATTCGATACTCATGTTATCAGTACACGAAAACCACCCATCTAATATATGGTTGAGAAAAACAGATGCTAATTACAAATGGCTATGGAAAATGTGGTTTCACTTGAACAAAGAATATACATACAGATATGGTAAAACCCATGCCTGTTACAGATTAGTGAATGATTTAAAACAAACACCAAATAAGATACCAGATGGTGAGTTTACACCACCAACACCAGCGATGCCTGAAGAGTGTAAAATTACCGGTGATTCTCTAGGTTCATATCATAAGTATTACATAGAGAAGAAAAATTATTTCGCCAAGTGGACTGATAGACAAACTCCAACTTGGTATGTGGAAGGACTAAATAACTACAATGCCAACATTTCAATTTCTTAACAATGATACTGGTGAGTTTTTTGAAGATTTTTTGACAAACTCCAAAAGAGAGGACTTACTCGCTAAGAATCCTCACATACAGCAAATCCCAGCTCCATTCTCAATCACTTCTATGGAAGGTAGTTATCAAGGAAAAACTGATGACACCTGGAAAGAGGTGCTATCAAAGGTTGCTGAAGCACACCCTGAGTCAACGGTCGGCCAAAGATATGGTCGAAAAAATATAAAACAATCAAAAACATCAAATATTCTCAAAAAATGGAGAAACTCTTGAATTTCTATATTATGCAAACACCAACTAAAGGAGAGTTCATGTATAGACGTTCAATGCAGATAGAAATGAAAAACGAGAAGATTCATAATAAGCCTAAGAAAACAAATGAGGTGGTAGATATAAAAGAGTCTCCTTGGAGTGTAGAAAATATCGCAAAGAACCGAGAAGTGTATATGCAAGAATGGTGCCCTTGGGAAGCTGAAGGTAAAACAAAAAGAGAATGGCGTTCAGAGGGTTGGAAAAAACAATATAAAGATGGGTGTGGTTTAAAGAATCCATGGGAAGAAGAGGCAGCTTAATATAAATGGGATTTTATAATTGTAATTTGTGGCAACTTGATTTTGATTTAAAAACAAAAACAACAGAAGAAGGTAGGCGTTATATCACACCAGATGATAATGCCTATCCATCTGTAACCACCGTTTTATCTGATTATAACAAATCAGCCATATTAGAGTGGCGTAAAAGAGTTAGTAATGAAGAGGCAAACAAAATATCAAGACTTGCGTCAAGCAGAGGCACAAGAGTTCATTCGTTATGTGAAAATTATCTCAAGAATGATTTACCAGATATGAAAATAAAGGCTTTGATGCCTGATGTAAAACAAATGTTTAACAGCATCAAACCAATAATGGATGAAAAAATTAGTGTAGTATATGCTTTAGAGCAAGCATTATATTCTGATACCATGAAACTGGCAGGCAGAGTAGATTGTATTGCAAAATGGGAGGGTGCAACGTCTATTATAGATTTCAAAACATCCAGTAAACCAAAAAAAGAAGAATGGATACAAAACTATTTTATGCAATGCACAGCTTACGCATTAATGGTTGAAGAGTTGACTCATGTACGCATAAATGAAATTGTGGTTTTAATCGCTGTTGCTGATAACGAACCACAGGTGTTCGTAAAAGAAAAAGCTGAGTATGTCGAGCCTTTATGGCAATATATCAACGAATATAGATCTAAGCATTGACTTTTCGTCAAACTGGGTGTATAATAGTATTATGATAACAAGTGAGATGATTTATGCCAATTATTGTAGAAGAAATTAAACAACAGGTTGAAGAAGTTATTGTGCAAGCAGGTGAAGTTGCCACAACAGCTCAATCTTATCTAAGCTGGAGTGATAAATCTGAAATTATGGTCGTGATGGCTATAGTTGGTGGTTTATGGCTCTTTTCCAAAATAACCGCCTATGCACTAAAAATATTCGCAGGTCTATTTTTACTTGCTGGCACATTTGCAATTATATTTAATTAGGAGATATTATGCCAAACATACGAGTAGAATACACCAACGAAGGTGAAGAGGTCATCATTGACCGTGATGTAATAAATTTAGATGGTGTCGAAAAAGCTTTTGATGATGTAGGTCAATTGATTGGTTTACCATCTAAGTCAATGAGACAAGAAATGGATAGCATCTATGAAGGTGTGGATAACAACGATCAATTTACTTTTCAGTTTGATGAAGAGGGTGGTGGTCAAACATCATCACCATTTGAGGCTGTTGTTGATGATCAGGTCAAGATGAATGAAAAATATCCAAATGCTCTATATTCAACTTTTCCTTTTGAATATGAATTAATTGATAAGAGTGATTTACCATCCCAACCTACACTAAGGGTTGATTCTGATGAAAGTGATAAATTTTATTATAATGGAACTTAATCATGGCTACAAAAGATGAGATGAAAAAATTTGCTATTGCAATTGAAGGTCTCGTTGCAAATACTGATTACACATATCTTGAAGCGATTGTTGAATATTGTAAAAAGACTGAATTAGAAGTTGAGGTTGCAGCTTCATTAATTAATGCTAATCTAAAATCAAAGATTGAATTACAGGCTAGCGATCTCAATTTACTTAAAGTTAAAAACTCTAAATTACCAATATGACCGGATATGATACTTTTGCATTATATAACTCACTCAAGTTGCATTTTACAAAAGATAGCTTTGACTTTTTTAAGTATGGTGGTAAATCTAGGATATCAGTAAATGCTTTTGAAAATAGAAAAGACAAATGGCACTTTTACAAGATTTCAAGGAAATATATAAAGAGAGAAGAGTTAATTTCTTTTCTGGTAGCCAACTTCTTAGAAAACGACAATATCTGGGCAGGTGAGTTATTAGAGGATAAATGTCATAAAGTATATTTAAGCAGACAAAAGGTCATTCAATCTCTATCTTACACTTTTAAAAATGATTGTTTAAGTTTATTTGAGGGTGCAGAAAATCCGAATGATGTTATCAAAACATCTGGTGACTACCCAATACTATTAAAAAGGGCATTACAAAAGGAGGTAGAGATTGAGACTTTATGTATATTAAATAATATACTCAAGTTTTTTGGTATGTGGAACCGTAAAATATCTGATACAATACGTTGGCCAGACTATTATAGAAAAATATGCAAGTATGCCCCTTTTTTGAGGTATAATGTGTTACCTTATAGATTGATATTAAAAGAGGTTATAAATAAACAACATGAAAACATTAAAGACACTATATAACGAATCTAGCTTAAGTAGGGTACATTCACATACTCAAGGTAGAAATGTCGGCATGATTACTGCCCATCGTGGTGAGTTTGACGCTTCTGAAAATAAGAAGAGAAAC